TTCGTAATACTGCTGTTGGTCAAGATGCTTTAGGTTCTAACACAACGGGTGGTGATAATGTTGCTATAGGTAATTCTGCATTAGAGTCTAATACTACAGCATCTAATAATGTTGCTATTGGCAGAGTGGCGTTAAACGCAAACACCACAGGTACAGATAATACGGCAACAGGTAGTCAATCTCTACAGCTTAATACAACGGGTTCAAGCAATTCTGCTTTTGGAAGATATGCGCTACTTAACAATACAACCGCATCTCAAAACACAGCAGTGGGTGTTTCGGCTTTACAAGAAACTACAACAGGTTCGGACAATACAGGATTGGGTTATAGAGCCTTATATTTAAACACCACAGGCGAGCGTGTTACAGCAGTTGGCAGTTATGCTTCTGAAAGCCTTACCACCGCCGTTGATGTAACTACTGTTGGGTATCTTGCTGGCCGTAACATTACTACTGCAAGTTCAAATACCATTGTGGGTGCTTATGCAGGTGATGCCCTTACTACAGGCAACGGAAATACCATTGTGGGGCGTACTGCGTGCCGTGGAATTACTACCCAAAACGGCATTGCGGCATTTGGTAACGATGCTTTAGAAAACGCTACTGGTATTGATAATACGGCGATAGGTTCAAGGGCCGGCTCAAGCATGACCTCTGGTTCTAAGAACACCATCATTGGTCGCTACAACGGCAACCAAGGCGGCTTAGACATCCGCACCTCAAGCAACCACGTTGTCTTGTCAGATGGTGACGGTAATCCACGAGGATACTTTACAAATACTGGTTCGCTTCATCTAACATCGCAAAGCTCAGGTGCGGGAAACGCAGATCTTAGATATACGACAGGTACTGGGCAAGTCACTTTTGATACTTCTAGTCGGTTAGTTAAAGATGAAATCCAAGATATACCCTACGGGCTTCAAGAAGTATTGGCGTTGTCTCCCAAAAAATATGTAAGGACTGACACGGAAAATCAAGCAGAGGTCGGCTTTATTGCAGATGAAATTTTCAACGTAGTTCCTGACGTTGTAGGGATGATGGAGAAACGGTTCTTGACGCAAGTAGAAACTGATACGGAAATTATTCCGGCGTCAGTTCAGTATGGAAAATTAACCGCAGTTTTAGTCAAAGCCATCCAAGACCAACAAGCAATCATTGACTCACTAACCGCAAGAATCGAAGCACTAGAATCATAGGAGAACGTAATGTCTGAAGAAGTAAGAACAACTGAGCAACTAGCCCAAGACTACTCAGCAATGGGTGACAGCGTAGACCTAATCAACGCGATCATTGCGGGTGAGTCTATGGCTGATGAGTCAGCAGAAGACCGTCAAGACTGTGTAGACCGTAACGTGGCTCACCTTGAAATTATGGTCGCTAAAGACGATTGGGGTAGTGAAGACATGACGGCTACAAACGCAGCTATTACCGCGGCAGACGCATACGACGCTGACGCATAAGGAATAGAGCATGGAAGACGCAGTAATTACGATTGGTGACACCGACTTTAACTTCAGCGACCTGCAGCCAGAGGCGCAAATCATTGTGCAGCGCGTTCGCATGTTGCGGGATCAGCAGCAACAGCTACAGATTCAGATGATTGAAAGCGAGCGCACCATAAACGCTTGGTCAGCTGATTTGCATGACCTGGTGCATGCGGTCGAAGAAGACGAGGAAGAGTCCGCCTAATGGCGACAACTCAGAAAGAGCTAGCTCAAAAGGCGCTGGCTGAGATCGAGGCGCACGAACGCGAGTGCTTGGTTCGCTTTCAAAACATAGAACGTCGCCTAGACAGTGGCGCAAAGAATTTTGAAAAACTCGAGCGATTGATTTTTGGCTTGTACGCAATCGTTTTGGGATCTGTTTTGTTGCCAATTTTATTGAACATGGGCTAAGCCATGATCGGCGAGATTGCGGCAATCGTCGCTGGCGTCAACGCCGCAACAAGCGCGATCAAGCAAATTGCGGAAACGAGCACAGATATCTCGAGTATTTCGTCCTATCTATCAAGCCTGGGAGGGGCCGAGGTTGAGCTCCAACGATCAATCAACGATGGAAAACTGTCAGAGGCAGACGCCGTCAAGGCGGCGTTAGCAAAAAAACACATTCAAGAGACGATGAAAGAGATCAAAGATCTCTTCACTGTTAGCGGAAACGGCCAGCTGTACAGCGAAGCGATGTCAGCAATGGCGGAGGCGAGAAAATCAAAGCAGGCAGAGCTTGCAAGAAAAGCGGCAGCGAAAAAACAGTTTCGGAAAGAGATTCGTCAGTGGGGGGCAGTGTTAGCGGTTCTTCTATTTTTGCTGCCGATGACATTGGCGCTCTTGTTGGCATACCTGACGCGATAACGCACATAGGACGAACGAATGAAGTTTGACGCAATCAAAGGAATTATCGGCAGCCTGGCACCGACGGTTGCGCAAGCACTCGGCGGCCCGTTGGCCGGCACTGCGGCGTCAGCCATCGCGAAGGCGCTCGATTGTGATCCTGAGCCAAAGGCTCTGCAGCAAGCGGTGCAAAACGCTACGCCAGAACAGCTGGCAGAAATCAAACGCGCAGATAACGACTTTGCCGTCCAAATGAAAAAGCTAGACGTGGACGTGTTTGCCTTGCAGACAGCAGACACGCAAGACGCGCGCAAGCGATTTAGCGGTGATTGGACTGCCAGGCTTATCGCGATCATGTGCGTCCTGTTTTTTGGCAGCTACATTTTCATGGTCACGATCCAAGAGCCAAACCAAAATTCAGACGCAGTGATTAACCTGGTGCTCGGATATCTAGGCGGAATTGTTAGCTCAATCATCAGTTTCTACTTCGGTGCTTCTAGTAAGGATCAGACAAGTAATGAGTGAACGACTTATTAAGATGCTCAAGCGCCACGAGGGCGTCAAAAGCCACGCCTACAAATGCAGCGCCGGCAAGGTGACGGTGGGCGTTGGCCGCAACATTGACGAGAGCGGCGGTATTGGACTGAGCGATTCTGAGATCGACATGCTGCTTGCAAACGACATCAAGCGCGTGGAGCAAGAGCTCACCGATCGGTTTACCTGGTACAGCAAACTCGACAGTGTGCGGCGCGAAGCAATGATCGACATCGCATTTAACCTTGGCCTGACCAAACTGCTTGGATTCAAGAAGGCATTGGCCGCGATGGAGTCAGGCGATTACTTTTGGGCCAGCACTGAATTCAACGCAAGCCGTTGGGCGGAGCAAGTCGGCTATCGAGCGGACGAGCTGTGCGACATGATTGAAACGGGTGAATATCGTGTCTTTTCTTAACATAGCACCGCCGCCAGGCGTCGTTAAGAACGGCACCGATTTGCAGCAGGCCAATACCTGGTCAGACGCAAACCTGGTGCGCTGGTACGAGGGCTCGCTGCAGCCGGTAGGCGGCTGGCGAGCTCGCACGACGTCGGCTATGTCTGGCGTCTGTCGCGCGTTGATCGCCTACCTCGACAACAGCCGCAACCGGCGCACGGTCGCAGGTACGCACACGAACCTTTACTTTGTTGGTGAAGACAACGCGCTGACAGACATCACACCGGTTGGCTTTACGACCGGCAACGCCGACGCAGTGCAGAACCTGGGTTATGGCGGCCTGACGTGGGGCGCTAGCACTTGGAATACGCCCAGGCCAGACAGCGGCGCATACACGCCGGCAACGACTTGGTCGCTAGACACATTCGGCGAATATGTCATTGCGTCAGCCACAAGCGACGGCAAGATTTATCAGTGGGCCAACAGCACTGCCGCAGTGGCAGCTGTTCTCAGCAACGCGCCTGTCGATAACAGCGCCATTGTGGTGAGCCCAGAGCGTTTTGTTTTTGCACTAGGTGCTGGTGGTGTTGGAAACAAAGTCGCCTTCAGCGACCAGGAAGACAGCAACACATGGACTCCTGCAGCCACAAATCAGGCAGGCAGTTTTACCCTAGCGACAGACGGCAACTTGATGGCCGGCAAGCGCATGCGCGGCGAGACGCTCTTGCTGACGGACACCGACGCGCACACTGCCAGATACCAAGGCCCGCCATTCATATACGGCTTCCAGCAAGTCGGCACGGCGTGTGGCGTCATTAGCGCCAACGCTTGCGCTACTGCCGGCGGCGCGGCTTATTGGATGGGCAACAACGGCTTTTTTGTTTACAACGGAAGCGTGCAGCCGCTGCGCAGCAGTGTCGGCGACTTCATATTTGAAAACCTAAGCGTCACTGAGCGCTCGAAGGTTTACGCGGTACAAAACAGCAATTTCAGCGAGATCATTTGGTTTTATCCGAGCAGCGGATCTAGCGAGAACGACAGCTACGTCTCTTACAACTACATGGAAAACCATTGGCAGATTGGCACCCTGGCGCGCACGGCTGGCGTCGATGTTGGTGCGTTTGTCTTTCCAAACTACGTCACTGCAGACGGCTACGTTTACGAGCACGAAGCTGGCTACGCATACGACTCTGGCAGTACGATTTTTGCGCAAACAGGCCCGCTGCAGCTTGGCAACGGTGACCGAATGATGGTTGCGACGTCGTTGATACCTGACGAAAAAACCCAGGGCGACGTGACCGCCACATTCAAGACACGTTTTTATCCGAATGCAGCTGAGAGCACGTTTGGCCCGTTCGACATGGCGGCGCCAACGAGCGTTCGATTTCAGGGGCGCCAGGTGCAGATGACAGTCACCGGCAATACGCCTAGCAGCTGGCGAGTAGGCAACATGCGGCTCGATGTACGGGAGGGCAGCAGACGATGATCTTGCCCGAGGCGCAGCGCAACTATGACTTTGTGCAGGAGAACCAGCGCAACAACCTGATCGAGCAAGCCGACAACCTGAACCGAAAAAAGAATCAAGACGTCGAGTTGCGCAATGAGCGACTGATCCTGCAAAGCCCTGACGGAACGCGATTCAGTATCACTGTCGCGAACGACGGCACCATTTCGGCGACGTCATTATGAGTGAGGCTGTTTTACATACAGCGGAAGACGTCGTTGGGCCATACCGCGAGCTTTTAGAGATGGCGCTAGCTCGAGCAGGCGGCACGCACACCTACGAAGACGTGCTGCAGTCGATCAGCGTCGGCGACATGTTTTTTTGGCCGGCAAGCAAAAGCTGCATGGTCACTGAGATCGTGCAGTACCCGCGCCTACGAGCGTTGCATGTTTTCCTAGCGGCGGGTGATTTGGTTGAGATAAAAGATATGGAATCCAGTTTGATTTCGTTTGCCAAAAGTCTGAAGTGCTCGGCGCTTAGCATGAGCGGGCGCAAAGGCTGGACGAAGGCTTTAAAAGAAATGAATTGGGAAGAAGCCCACACAACATTGGTCAAGCAGATATGAGTAAAGACGGAAGCAGCGGGGGCGGTATCAACATCGGCCTGCAAGAATTGTTGCGCATCAACCCAGGGTTGATGGGCGATTTACAGCAAGGCGGCGGGCCGTCGCCCACGGAGCAGGCAATGGCCGCGCCTCCTGCGTTGCCAGAAGATTTTTACGGGTCTGGCACTGAGATCACGCAACCTGACATGGCGTATTACGAGCAGTTTCCTCTGCCTGGCAGCGAGCCACCAGTACAGGCTCCGGTCGTCGCTCGGCAACCGGCAGGTAACGGTCAGTTCAATGGCATACCGATTTTTGATGTTGGCATTGGCGGCGAAGGCGGGCAGTACGGTGGGCGATCAGTGCCTGCAGGTTTGGCCGAAGCAATGGAAATCGTAAATAGGCAATCAGTCAGTCAGAGAAAGCGCAAAGCGGCGCAAGAATTGATTGATAACTACCAGGCACCGAGTCGGTCGATGCCTATTTTGGACATGGCCGGCGGCAGTTACCGGCCTGCAGTAATGCCAGCAGCAGGGCCGTTTATTCCAGAGTCTTCGCCGGTGATGGGTGACATACGGCCAGACTTCCGCAACTTTGACATTGGGATGGTAGGACTATGAGTCTAGGCAAAAACAAGCAGGATTCTTCGCAAACATTCGACCCAGAGCTAAAAGGGCTTCTAACTGACACATTCCGACAAGGGCAACGTGTTGCTGCAACGCCTTATACGCCATACAACTTCGCAACGATTGCGCCCTTGGCGCCTGCGCAGCT